TTATAGATTATATCCGCCACTATTGGGCTTGGTCGGGTTAGAGATAATGCCCAGAGTAGCCAGGAGGCCAAGGATTACATCCGTAATAGCCAAAATATCCTGCTTCATCACATCGGTTAAGTCGAACAGCCCTGTCAGATGTCCAAGAAGTTGAAGGAGGAGCAGGACTTGGGATACGATACTCACCCATAACGCGTAGTTGCGCCATCTTTTCTTGATCATATTATTGACCTCCTTGCTCGATCCGTTTCAATCTTTCTTCCAGATCACTAATTCTTGCCGAACTACCTGCAATCAGCTTGAGGAAATTCGCTCTTAATCTATTGATCACGATTGCTGTCTCTTCTCTCGTTATTGCTGCTCCGGGTCTCGTTCCATCGAAATAACCATTCGCCTTGGCTTCCGCCCAGTCTTTTGCAGCCCAATCGCTGACTTGTTTCACATCGCGCTCGCTCACTTTCGGCTCCTCCTTCTTAGAACCGTATTTATTCCTCAGCTTCGCCTCGGTTCCGTCGAATTCATTCAAATCTACCTGTCCATTAATCCCGCCCACGATTCTCGAACCATTAGGCAGTGTTCCACCACTTTGACCGTCGCTATATTGCCAGAACGTCCAGCGAGTCCAACCGGATGCGTCAACAGGGGTTTGCGTGCTGTATCGTGCTATCCAGAGCGGATATTGGCTTAAACCACTGAAGTTGCCAATGAACGCCGGATAGGTATATAGCATCGGTGTAACGCCAGTCAATCGTCCGATTTCATTCAGAAAAGCCTTCGCAACCACAGTAGTTCCCGCCGTGCTTAAACTTCCGGATTTCGATTCATAATCTAGTATCGGGGGAAGATCGAATTTTACTCCTGCCGACTGGATCGCATTGTAGAACACTTGTGCTGCCGATTTCGCCGCGGCTTCTGTCATCACGGAATTATCCAAATAATGATAGGCACCGATCATCAAACCTGCAGCCTTTGCTCCTCGGGCATTTTCGATAAACTTCGCATCCACGCTGTTCTGTGTGGCTTTGATAAAAGCGAATGATATTCCGCTCGCCGCTACCTTCGTCCAATCGATCTTGCCCTGCCAATGGGAGACGTCAATACCTTGAGCATTGCCTTGTTTTCTCGCCTGCATCGCTATCACTTCCTTTACTGTAAAATATGCTAGGTTATAGCCAATTGGCTTGTACTCAAGCCCCGCCCTGCAACTTAATCACCGTTAAAATAGCCCCGACGACAATCGTAATGATCGACGCCGTAATGGTGCGCCAGAGCCACTTCTGAGCATCTTCAATCTTGTCCAATCGATGGTGTGCTGACCGCGCTGAGGATAGCGCCTCTACCGCCGTCTCATTGGCCGCAATCGCCCGATCCAGCTTATCGTCCATATTGTCCACCTTCGTCTCCACTCTCGTAATCCGCTGTAGCACCTCAGTTTGCACCCCGTCCATCCCCCTTCCCCCTTTCAAAAGAAATGCCCCCGGATCGGGGGCATAAAAATAGCACGCCCATATGTTTGGGCGTGCTTTAGGCTGATGTTTCGTTGATAACTTCACTTACGGCTGCTTTAAGATTATACAGTGTTGGTACTTGGTCGAGTGAATATGTTCCAGCCATGACTAGGCTGGCCCAGATCTTAGCCAAACCGCTTTCGTTTGTAAATATCACCGTCCACCACCTCCCATAGGGGCTGCGATCATCATAGTAAGTTCTGCGATGGCTTGCTTGTTCTCAATGTCGGATGCCTTCAATTCGTCTACCTCGACACTTAACGGTTTACGATATACTGGCTCGGTCGGCTCCGTCTCGCTTGGGTCTGGATAACTAAACTCTAGTTCTAACGTATCTGGGTTAACGCGGTAGCCGTTACACTCTGCAAAGTCCCGTGAATATTGTCCGTACTCTAGCTGCAAGCAGCCGACAGTCTCCTGCACTCGCTCAGTAAGCGCCTGATATGCTGCAAAGTCTTCTTCTTGCGTGGTTTCGCGTACAAAGCCCGAACGCTCTCCTGTGTCAACTAGCACTTCTCCTGTTGCCGTGTCAAAGTATACCTTTCTTCCAATCTCCATTAATATTCTCCTTTCTTACTCATACGCATACCAAGTAACGTTATACCCGTAGGTAGGATAAGATGAAAGCCCGAATTTTGCACTGAACCCTCCGACTCCGACAGACCCGGTATCACCCCTGAGTGCAGAAAACGAGTCATCATAAATAACTCTTAAGCCCGTTAACGGATAGGCGCTTCTACTGTACTCTTGGGAAACTAGAAATAGCATGAAGGTCGAGTATGCCGTGTTCGGATTAGTAGAAATACAACTGACAAACACTACAGATGGGTTAAAGTCTAGCCCGGTAACGACTAGCTCGTACCCAGTAGGAAGGTTTGGTTCATATTTCACCCCAGACGCAAACTTCTTTCCTGTCACAATCTGACCGATCTTAGCCGCAAGTTGCGCAATTGTATCGCTGCCTGATGCTGGTACCCCTTTGCCAGTAATAGCGGCAGCGACCGCATCCTTCCCATTACTGACATTTGTAAAAAGCTCATTGATTGCCTTTACCACATTGCTCTTGTCCGTTGTAAGCAGGCTTGATAGAGTTCCGACAGCATTATCAACTGTGCTTTTGAGCGCGATGTCGTCCGCTACTGAAGGAGCAGCAACTTTAGCTCGTCCGGCGCCGTCCTTGATCACCAGTCTATCGGCCATTTCCTTGTCCATCTCTTGTAACGTGATTCCCTTTGCCATAGGTCTTTCCATCCCTTCTATGACGATGCTATCAACTTGGTTAATTCGGCAATCGCCTGCTTAATTTCGATGTCGGATTGCTTCATCGCGTAGTACTCTGCCTTGGGGATGCTTATATACGTCAGCGGCTCTTCGATCGTATCCGTGAAAATTAAAAAGTTGCCATCGATCAGATTGTGTTCCTCCACGAAATACCAATCCGCATGCTCTTTCATAAGCGCTTCCCGTTCTTGCAGGGTCTTATATTCGAATTTCTTTCTCATTAGAGCCAGACTCCTTTATCTCCATCCTTCGTAATTAAACATAAATATACTTCGTCGCAGGCACGTCTATACTCAGTTTTAAATCTGCAGACACAGTCTCTGTAGGGCCCGGCACCACCATTTCAGATCTCACCCAAAGCTCTATGGTGTCCTGATCCTGACAGGTGATATCTTCGACAAAGGTCGCTTTTTTGTAGTACCCTCCAGGAACGGACCTTAGGATTCCCCGTGGCAGACCATTCACATAGATTTGACCATGGGCGATGGTTTTTTCGGAGTAGGCTCCTAGATCCACCATGCTTACCCGAAGGATACTTGTCTGTATGCCCGATACTTCTACGGTATAAAGCTTTACCATGTGAGGCTGGCTGGCGGCGCGTCCTCCATCTCTATAAATTTCATGGTCGCCTGGGCTGAACTTTGGCATCGTACCGATCAGGTTATTTCCACTCGCATTACTAAAGGTCATCCCCGCACGTACATCCGAAGCGACTGCATTCCCGGTGGCCCGGATGATCGTTGATATTTTGCCAATCAAAGTATCCCAACTATCCACTGTGGACGCCGATACTCCCAAGGCAATGAGCGCGTCCACGACTTCCTTTTTTCGCTCATTGCCAGCTTGAAAAGCCAGGTCGAGTTGCTGCTGCAAGCCGTCCACCCGATTGATTGGTACGCTGCCTGTAGCAAGCACTGCTCCATTGATCGCACCATCCGAGCCAATCGGAACATTTTTCAAAACTACCATTGTCACCTCTGACGCAGCGGCCACGCCAGACAGAAGGTTAAGCTTTGCCCGCTGCGTTACCTTCCCAGCTCCATCGAGAACGGTATTGGTGACTGTGTACTGAGTAGCGTCCAAGACTGCACGATTGATCGCTACGAGCAAGGTGTCTGTGTTCGCATCGAATAGATCAAGCGGAATCTCGAAAACCTTTTGATTATCGGCTGTGGCCGTCACTAGCAGTGGGTAGCTGACCAGCTTCGGAATGCCTGTCTCCGTGACCAAACTAATCTGTTGATCGGTGTAGGACTTCGCCTGAAGAGCAGCGTCTTTAACCGCCTTCGGTGTTGCCGCCCGATCTTCGGCTGCACTGTCTGTTGCACTGGAGAGCTGCACCTTACCTTTGACAGTTAGCGTAGCATCGGGGATATCAACCTGGCCCATGGCTGCATCGATCTTGTCCCAGTTGTCATTAAGCATGGTCTTTATATTAAATGTATCGTCCCCATCGGTCGCAGGGTCTTTTTTCAATAAATTAAGATTAGGTGTATTACTGGCCAACCGGACCACCTCCTGCAAATTTACTTAATGGTATCTGCTCCATTTGGTTGAGCGTTATCACCCCATGAATGTCTCTAAGCAATAAGTAGCTGAATTCATACTCCACCTTCAAATGCGCCGGCTTAATCTCTTCGATGACCATCTTCAGATCATCCAGGTTAGGAGGCACGCCGATCGTATCCACGAACTTAATCGTGAAGCTCCACTTGGCAGGCTGAAATGATACATCAACGGTTCCGCCATCGTAAGCTTCGGCCACGTTCTTCACGAGCCGTCCGGAGAATTGCCCAGCCCCGCGCAGCTTGGATTCGACCAGCGCACGGCGCTGCTCAATTGGCTTAGCCAACTCCGTGGTCAATCCGAGTTCTTGCTCCCAACGATCCACCCCCCAGGTAGCCGTCCGTACAAAGAACTGTTCCAGCGTCTCATCCAACGCTTTATAGAACTCATCCAGTTCTGCGCCTTTAGCGTTCATATCAGACTGCATAACCCGGGAGCTCTCATAGTACCCCGGTAAATAAGAGAACATTTCTCGTCCCTTAGGGCTTGTCATTTGAAAATGCTGAAAGCTACTCATAAACATTCACCGTCCCCAGAACGGCGACCTGCCCCGATGAAATTTCGATATTTGCGTTATCCTTGCCGTTAACGGTCAGGTTCGTATAATCCACAATGGATGGAAGATCCAGCAGTACGGCAGCAACACGCGTATAACGAACCAAAGTATCCGTAAAAGCTAGCTGCTTCAAATAAGCACGCACTCCATCCTCGATATAACCCCTGACTTCTTCCATCGTTGACCCTGCTGCGAGTGTCAATTGCACCGAAATTTCAATGGGGACCTCTTGCACACCCATGACTGTGACCACAGGCCCCGCAGGAGCAACACCTTCTCCCTGGCCGTCCATGGTCGGATCAATATGCTTCTGCGCAGCGGCAACAATTTCCGCATTTGCCGCACGTTTATCGGTATCGAGCAAATAAATCCCAACTGTACCTGGTCCTTTCCATAAAGGAATCACCTGAACGCCGCCAACACCAGCGACTTCTCCGGCCCATTTCATATATTGGGCTTTATTTCCGCTTGTTCCTTGGTTGCGAACCTGGGCATAGAACCGTTCTAGCAGCAATTCATCGGACTCAATGTCCGTACCGCCCGATGTTTCATTCGGGTTGATCACTGCCGTGATCCCGCTGATCGACGTTGACATGACGTTAATAACACTCGCCGGAACATTGCCGCTTCGGCCAGCGACCAGCGCCTTGATAGGAACAACACCAGTCCCATCCGGCCCTAAGTTTACGGCTTCCAACGTCTTGTACTCAATAGATGCCTCATCTGTAATCTCATCTGCGGGAGTTGCCACAACTGTCCCGGTCGGGACAATCGTTCCCGGTGTCCCCGAGAACATCACCTTGCCTATCGCCGCAACCGCGGCACGCCGGGTAAGACCATGCTCTGCGACCCGCAGATCCAGGTACTCTCCATAGGTCGTACTTGCAAAACCGCGCTGCAGCACCTGTTGCCCCCAGACAGCCGCATCGGCCAACATAAATGCTACCGGCGCCTGCGAGTCCCAAATAAAAGAACCCTCGGATTTATCAATATCCGCGGGCACTCGTTCCAGCATACGCTGCATAATCTCATCTTCTGTCTGCTCTTGTAAAAAAAGCGGCAGCTCTGCCATCAGCTCACACTCCCTTCTAAAGTGAACTGCTCATCATGCACATTTCTAATCTGACAAGAGAAATGACATCCGTCTTCCTGCCAGCTAAACGTAAAACCATCCACACTTAGCGTACGGGGATCAACCATCAATGTCTCCGTCACCATTCGCTGAATTTCGCTCTCCTGCACAGCACGGCTATAGCCTCTGCCGATCAATTCATCCAATTCCTGCCCATATTGGCGTGAATAGATTAGATGCCTATACCGTGATGTACGAATCGCTTTCTGACACCACATCACCCAAGCGTCCATCCCGTCCACCTGGGCTATTTTTCGCGTAGGTGTCATGACGAATTCTCCAGCATCAAAGTCGAAGCGCCAGCTCCGGCCTAGAATCACCTCGTCCTCCAACAATTCTGGACTCCCGGAATCTTCCCAGGATTGCTCCATACTTTCCGGAAAAAGATTAGCCACCGCCGCTCACCACCTTACAGAGCACAATCGCATCATTCCCCCCGTTTATAGGCAGGGCCAGCACCCGGTCCCCCGGGGCATATTTCAAGGTTAGCGATACTTCCTCCGTCTCCGAGGCTTGAAAAGAAAACTTACCTTCCCCTTCGCCTAGGGTTGTCGTCCCGGTCAGTTCCAGGTCGGGCAATTTCAATGTTCCGGGGAACTCAGCAACATAATAATCCTTGATCTCATGCTTGAACTGATCCAGCTTAAGTCCAGTTGCCGTTAACGTTCCAAGATCCGTTGCAAGGCCGGAAAGAACCTCGTTGGCCTTTTTCATTGCATTATCGCGAAAAGCAACAGCAAGTGCTGTATAAGGATCAACTGTCAAGAAAATACCTCCTTTTCACATCCGCCAAGGTCGTTAAATCTAGTGTCATATGGCCCGGATTCCCCAGTTCATGAGTTACACCTGTTACGATCAGCTGCTGACCGCCCCAGCTTACCCTGTCTCCAGCACGTATGGTGTTCAAATCTATACACTGGACGGTGTAAGTTTCCCCGATGCCTGTCAGCTTGGATTGGGCCAATTTCTTGGCGGCCTCTGCCGATTTAACATCATCATCTTGAACGATCCGCTGGAGAACGCCATACTTTGCTGTCTCTCCCGTAGCGATAGCTAGTACCTTGGAAGGCGCATCTTCCTTACCATCCGCTGTCCCAAGGACTTTCACCTTTGTGACCGTTTCTTCCAAGGTCCGGTTTTGAGTGGATGACTCGATTCCTCCCAGCACCCACACCGTTTCATTGCTGCCGATCTTGAACAGCCCGAGACCTGAAGGTGTCATCCGTGGGATGTACATGTCACCCCCGGCTTTTACGGTTTCCTTCAAATCAGACATGATCATGTTATAGATCGTCTGCGCACGGTAAACGGCTTTTTTTAGTCTCTTATTCGTTTCGGGAATTGAAGAAGCCAGTTTGATATTCCAATCGGCCGCATATTTCTTAAGACGCTGGGTAGCCGTTCCTCCCGCCGAAAAAAGACATTCGTCTTCAGATCGTGCCAAATATATCGTCCTGTCATAAAAGCTCACTCTCATATGCTTGCTCTGATCAACACTGCTTGAGCATTCCCAGACCACACCAGGATGAAGTAAATAAACCTTGCTTGAACCCTCAAACGGGGTGCCGCTCACCCTGATCTCCTGCCCAGGCTCAATCCCGGGGAAGTCAGCAGGGATTTTCATATTAAACGTTCCTTGGTACGAGATCATATCCAGCGAATCCGTCAAAGATATACTCTCAATTAGCCCACCCAAATAATATTTGTTCTGCAGCACAACCTCATAACTCATCATGGCAGCACCAGCTTTTGTCCCGGCTTGATCTTGTTCGGATCTTTACCGATCGTTTTAGCGTTAGCTTTATAGATCGCCTGCCATTTCGAACTGCTGCCCAGCTCTAGCTTGGCGATTTTGGAGAGAGTATCTCCGGACTTGACCGTGTAGGTCTTGGCCGCCTGCTTCGTATCGCTTCGATTGGATGGGCTGTTCTTAGCTTGAGCTGCTGCAGAAGTGTGTACCTTCATCTCCTGCCAGGTGCGAGCCGTTATCTCAAAGTATACATCCCCGGGCTCGCCGCCCTTGAACGTGCTGTTGTGAGCCGATAGCATAACTAGCACATTGACCGCTGTATCGGAAATGATCAGCCGGACTGGCCGTTTACTGTTCATCATTGAGGTGATCTGATTCATAGCGACCTGCGGATCGGGCAAGTTTTCATATTTGCAGTAGCCCGGATCATATGCTGCCGGAAAAAAAGAAGAGAAGGCGATTTCCTTCACCCTCTCTCCGATCGGGAAATCATATTCCCCAAGCGCTACGATATTAATTGTCTCCAGGGCTTTCCCCCGGGTAATCGTAATCTCTTCGGGATTCACCGGAAAATAAAAATCCTTGCCCGCCGAATCGATCAAGTGGATTTCCACCGCTCATCCCTCCTTTAACTCATATTCATCATCGCAAATCGTACCTGATTGGCGATCATACTGCCTGTTTTTTGAGCAATATCGTCGTAGTTGATCTCTTCTTTTTGGATGGTCAGATTGATGGCATCCTGTGAAACAGAAACATTGATCTGTGGTGGAGACGCAGGTGTTTGGGCTTGCACAGTATTTTGTGGCGTATAACTAGATCTGAGTCCTTCTGGTAATATGGGTTGGGTGTTATTCAAGACATTGTCAACCGCTTGTGTCTTTGTGGCAATATCGTCGATTTTAGGCGCTTTTTTCTTTTTGAATAAACCTGATAGACTTGAATATGAATCGTATAAGAATCCCCCAAGTTTATCTCCAACATAACCGCCTGCCACTGACCCAACTGCAGCACCCACAAAGTTCCCAACCCCCGGACCTAGGAACGTACCAGCCGCTCCCCCAAGCGTTCCGCCAACTCCAGACAGAATCGCTGAGGTAGCCGCCTTCGTCTTATCCCGATTCGAATCGGCTGTAGCTATTGATGCTACATCAAGTGCTACTCCGAGACCAGGTAAACGAGCCAGCTTACCTGCTTTTCCTAGCCATTTTGTCCCCTTACCAAGCCACTGTTTGCTTTTGCCAAGCCATTTTCCTCCTTGCTCGAGCGTCTTGGAACCCATATCTTTAGCCCACGAGGTTCCCTTACTTACTAAGTTCTTCCCTCCATCGATCCAACCTGGAGCTTTCTTGGCGATCCAATCCTTCCCCTTGCCTAATAAAGATCCCATTCCTCCTATGGCCACTGGTAGAGAAGCTCCAAGTCTGCCTCCACCAAATCGACGCATTCCTCGAGTTCCAGAACGAGGGCCAGCTCCCATGCGTCTTGAGGATCTTCCAGGATCTACGTCCGCTTGTCCAGAAGCTCTGTTTCGAAATCTTCCATTTCTTCTTCCGTTTTTATTCTTGTTGTCCTTCTTTCCACCTTCAGTGGACCCATAATCCCCTCCGTACATACCGCCGCCTCTGCCTCCACCACATTTGCAGATACAAATGCATTTGGTGACTCCAGAATCTTTTTTACCTAGCAGTTTTTCAATGAAATCTTTTATATAATCTTGGGCTATGCCTTTGGCAATATCGCCTAAAAAACCGAGGATTTTATCTATCCAGTCCGGTTTTTTATCTTTATCGGGCTTATCTTTGCCTTTACCTAGATTTCCAATGAATATTTGGTTTAGGTTTAGTGTCATTTTCTGAGAGTTAATAGAGGCAGAGAAAGATTTATTATAAGCATCTCCCGCCTTCTTACCCAACTCCGTATAAAGTGAAACATCCCCAAGTACATTACCCAAAGGCGCCCCTACAACAGACACGCGCCAAGGCGTTCTCGTTAACTGAACCAAAGAGTCTCGAATTTCAAAAATGCGGGCAGATGCATTATCAATCAGCCAAACAATAGGATTCGCGCTCATCCTGTCAAGTAGAGTCATCCTGTGTGTGATTAGCCTTGCCTTTGTGGAGAAACGATCATCCAATGAAATTACGGGTGTCATTCTCGTTCGGCCAAGAACGGCGGCCCGTCGCTGGGTCTGCTGCAGCATTCTGTCCATGCTTATCAGCTTTTTCTCTGACTGTTCAATATCACGGTCATTGATGACAATATCGATTTCCTTCTGAGGCATAAGCCACCTCCTTTCTTCCTCGTTCACGCCTGATACGAACCTCAGGTTGAGGGAGAAGAGTTCAACAACTCCAGCTCCCTCTCCGAGAAGGCTCTTAACAACAGGCGTTCTCCTTTGGGAAGAGACCAATACACCCCGGGGCGAAGACTATGCCGCGTCCATAAATGGAAGAGCAGTGTCGTCGTGCCGCCGGAGTCTATTAGTTTTTTATGTCTTCAATGTCGACCCCAAAGCCGGAAATTTCGAGTACTTTATCGCCTACGGCATCCAATTCACCAGCCAAAAGCATCCGCCGAACCGCCTCTTCACCACCGGACAGCTTCAAACGGCTAATCAAGCGATCATCGCCCCATCCGCTCAGCTTCAGGGCCTGCTCCTGACCGCCGTCGAGCTTCTTCACAACTTCAAGTGCCGAGGTAGCTTCTTTGATCAACGCCGCGTTGAATAGCTCGCTATCAATCTTTTCTGTAACCTGTCCTTTGGTCGTCTTGCGGATCGTGCAACGTTCGCGGATAGCATCCACCTTGCTAGAAGTTAAGCCTCGAAGCGTAATCCTCAGACTTAGGCGTCCAATAAAAATGGTCTCTTCCGGCAAATTCGCTGCCGTCTCGAAGAGACCATCCAAAATTTCCTGCTCATTCAGTTGTTCATTCAAACTCATAGCTGAGCTTCCTCCTTATTAATCTTCGTTCAATAACAATCCCGTCGGTTAAGATGCAACGATCGGGTCAAGCAGCTCGTAGGATTCAAACGTAAATGCCGTTTCCTCAACGACCTCTTCGCCGGCGGTCCAGTTGGCAAGCTGGATTTTATCAACCATGCATCCGTTCAGCTGAATGCGTTCAAAGCCATATGCCTCAGGGTCATCCAGCTTATTAATGATCGAGAACTTCTGGAATCCCCGCGTAATCATATCCGACGTTACTTTGTAGCCGCTCATCGTGCCGGTTCCTTTTTTGCGTCCTAATTTAAATACGGTATATTCTGTACCAACAAGGTTTAATTCCCGCTTGTCCGCTTCGACATTAGCCTCCAGATGATTCAAGTTCGACTGCCAGACTCCATCGATAAAAATCTGACCGAACGTCCCCATAATAATGCGACCTGGATCAAGATATTGTGCCATATTGTTATCCCCCTATTAATCGATTTATTGTACGTAAAACGTTCCGAAAATTTGTTCCATTACATCGGTATCATCCGCCGTCCATGCCAGGAAGACCTGATCGTCCTCAGGAACGAATTGCGCTCCGTTGCCATAAAAACGAGGATCAAGCGTTACATCGAACCCGGTGGATTCGATCACATTTTCCAGAGCTAAGGTCTGCAAATATTGCTTACCGGCACTGATCAAGGCGAGACGGCCTTCTTCCGTATTGTTCACTTTGCCAATATAGTGATCCTCTGCGGTCTTCTGCAGATCCGAGTTGATCTGGTCAATGACGCGAATCTTGCGGATTTTCTTCCAGCCTCTGTTCTTGCCTTCACCCAGCGTATTCAGACTGTTTACGCCGCGAAGCACCTTCACCTTTCGACCATCATGCACCAGCAAAAATACCCCGTTTTGCACGCCCTGCTCCTGCTCGGAACGAGTCCAGCGGCGAGTCACATCCTCAAACGGCGCCACAGCATAAGTAGTCGATTCCTTCAAGGACTGACCGGCAATCAAACCGGCTACCCACGCGGCAACCTGGGAGGAAGAATATTCTTTGCCGTTCATTTTTGCCCCGGTACCTACGTTAACGATCCCTTCATAATCGCTGGCCATACTGCGGGTAATCGCTTTATTCACCGCATCACTGGCCGTATCCTCGGCTGCTGTGCCACCCAGTGTGGCAATAATTCCTTTGCCCTCGCCGCGTACACGCTTCACCCAAGCAACAATGCTGGTCCGCAGTGCTGCATCTGTAACACCATCGAGCGTCAGCACGTGGAAGTCCTGGGTCTCAAAAGCTTCCGTAGCCTTGATATAATCGGCATTAGTAATACCAGAGATTCCGCTCTCTCCGCCTGCAAAGGCTTCACCCGATACATCCGCGAGCGTGCCTTCCGCTATTTTCTCTGCTACAATCCATTGATTGCCTGAATCTTCATTAATAGCAGCTACGGCCTGAGGCGTCTCGCCGCTGCCAAGCGCAATCGTCCGCAGCAACTTACCGCCCTCGTAAAGTTTCAGTTCTTTGGCATTTGCAATGACCGGGCTTGGCTGAATCGTTACCTTAAAGTCATTACCACGTTTGCCAGGATACTTAGCTTTCAGAGTAATTGCATCTGCTGGGCTAGACTCTGTATTTTTCAAATGAATAGTGGCCTCTGCCGCTGAACTGTCTGCCAGACGATAAGCTAGCAGCTTGTTCGGTCCGCCGAGCAGTGCAAGATATAAAGTAGAGAACGCTGTTGCTCCATCTGTCTCATTGTCAGTAAACATCTCCCGGATCGCCATTTCACTATTTACCTCAACAAACTGACCGACGGGACCCCAATGCGATTTAACGGGGGCGATGACAACGCCGCGTGCTCCAGATTGGATTGCCGTTCCGGCCGCACTCACAAAATTCATATACAAACCGGGCAACACCGGTTGATTCGTTATACTCCAAGTTCCTCCTGCCATATTACAGCACCTTCTTCCTTAAAAATTGTTGGACAAGCTCTTCAGCTTCCTCAATACGTAATGCATCCTGCTTCATTCCTGCTACGGCCCCAGCCAATACTTCCGGCTTCACGCCGAGAATGGGCTCCGAATTCTCCATCATTTCTTGCAGTGAATATAGCGGCGAGGATGCCTCTTTGGGTAGTACGATTCTTTTTTTGAATAGCAAGTGTCTCACCTCAAATTGGGTTCATAATGTACAAATTGCATCAATGGTCCCTCCGTACCAGCTGGCTGACGGTTCGTTCTTCCACTCAAAGTAACCGTGAGCGGCCCTTCACCTTGATTCGTGTAACCATTGGCCGTTACTTTGCTATTCACCTTCGGCTCGGAGACGGTTAGATAACGGCGATCAGCTTGATTCAGCGGCAGCCTGGTTGATGTCCCCAAGGCCTCAAGAAGCTGCAGGAGAGCGGCATGTTCCTGGTCGGAATCAACGCCTTGAATAAAAGCGGTCATACGCTTTTGAATTTCAAAGGATGATGTTCCCTTGGGCGTGATACCCATCTCACTAACTCTCCACATTACAGCCGGTACAGATGGTTGAAGCGGCCAGGCGCCGCTGTATATAGACCACTCTTGACCTAGTAATTCACGTGTCCAGGCTGCGATAGCGGTCAGCCACTCGTCGCTTGTCACTTGACTTTCTGCCGTCAAAGGACGAGGGCAGATGACAGTAAAGATCATGGTACGCTTGATAGCTTGTTGCCCCTCATCGATTGCTTCTGCAACGGATTGTTGGGGATAAAGCGTTAGCCACTTGTCGTTGAGCTCGTCTTCTAGAAGCTGATTGTTGAGCGTCTCTGTAATTGAATCAGCTATGGACTTAAGTTGTTCAGGACTGGTCTTGTCAACGTATAAGCTGACTTCGATTGGATAACGCAGCCCTTTCCATAGGCTACCGCCACTATCCGTAGAAGAAGCTAAAATGACGTACGGTTTCGCACTGCTCGGCTCAACCTGTTCCGAGACGTTGTAAACGGCCTTCAATTCCGGCACAGATTCCAGCAACCTGCTTCGGATCGCGTTTAATGGATAGATGACAATTTGACTCACCTCCTTTCAGGGGTGGGAAAAGACTGAGTACAAGTTTAGTGAAGAAAACTGAATGACTACGGAATTATGTTCGCAATAGAACCGCGGATCCAACAATACAGGAAAACCGTCTTAGACGGTTTTCTGAATACAAGAAAGCCGCTGAACCAATTCAGCGGCCTTAGATTAATCCGTATTCTTTTCTTAACAAAGTCACTTGTCTTTCTTCGATTCCCACAATATCAATTTACCATGATATTTCACTGGAGAAAGGTCGAGCTAAGGTCATTTGCCGGACGCTTAGCGGCCAAGTTTGTTATATTAATAAGTAAAATGACCCGCAAAATGTTCCTTATCAGTCTTTACTTTAAATACTTTAAATTCATCATCTAACTAACTGTAAAGAACTAACTGTAAAAACATATATTTTTTGAGAATTGAACTATACCAATTCGGTTAGTTTTTCTACTCTATATATTTTACTGTACAATAACCTCCGACAGCATTAATCAGCTTTATACGTTACACCAGTAATTTGCTTATACTCATCTACCGTTATATACCGGGCTACTACAAACACCTTGACACTCTCCGTATTGTACGTAGGATGCCCATTATCGTAATACTGTTTTATAATGTTATACCACATTAAGCCTCGCCTCCTTTAAGTGCTGCTACCTCTAGCAACAACGATCCAACCGTATCCTCCAGTACTGCAATCGTAGCCTTGTCCGCTGCGCTCTCGATCAGCAGCATACCAAGTGTATCCTCTGCTGTCGGCTCGGGTTCTGGTGGCGGCAACTTCGAATACTCTTCCCATGCTACCACAAGTTCATCTTCAGTAGGCTTAGGGGCATCAATATTCCATTTGGTAATAGTCTGTAACCCGCGATCATCAACCACTTCAAAATCAATAAGCGGTTTCGCCTTTGGGTATAAATGCATAATCGCTAATGCTTTGTTCATTTTTTCCTCCTATCTCAAGCGTGCTACATTTAAATAAGAATTTAAGCCTAAACGTACATTCGCTGCGTCAGTCCATATACTGATTTTATAGCTTTCATAATTATTTTTAACCACAAGTAACCCCCCCCCAATAAGGCGGACAATACTCGTTGATTTAGGGACTCTATAATTCGCTAAATATTGATCTGAAGGATAGCTAATCGAAATAAAAAAATCAGTATATTGAGGTATATCCGAAGTATTAAAAGCTCCTATGTCTATGCTGACATAATAAGTTCCGCTATCTCTTAAGGTGAATGAACCATCACCATTTAGCTCCCCTAAGGTATCAGTAAGTACATTATCAAATGGAATTACTGTACTCGCTTGTTGTGTTAGTGTTGGAGAATTCTTGAGGCTAGCAATTATCAGCGTTTTATCCGTATACGGTACATTTGCTGCCCTATTTACTGCCAATTCTGTCGCTGCCACATCTGTCCGAATTCCGGTTATGGAGTTCGATAATAAAACTTCTTCCCCCCCTACCTTATCCCAGTCCCCGTTCGCCTTTTGATATTGCAACTTATCCGCTTGTATCCGTAATCCATGTACCTCTGTACTGTGTACCTTAGCATCAACGTGTGCTGGCAATTGCGCTCCATTTACCGATACACCGTGTAACGCTTCGGCTACACCTGCGGTCAGGTCGCTGATCTGTGCCTTTTCGTTCGCGGCCAGGCTGCCGGTAATCGGGGCGACGGGTGATTTGTCGAGTTTGATATAGGTAACGTTGTAAGCTGCGGATGGGTCGTAATCCGCTGGGCTGTTAATCTGCAAAACCCCTTTGCCGTACCCATCATTAGAAACAACAGAGTTATCAACATATACCCAATGATAATCTATGTTGTTGTTACGAGATACTTCTATAGGTGTGCCGAGTCGATATTTAAACTGATTGGACATACTAATAGAATTGATGCGATACGCAATCCCACCGACCTGCTTCGGATTAGTTTTCTCCCGCAGCACAATCCCCGTACCAACTTCAACCACGTTATCCCCTTCGGAAAGCGTCAGGCAGTCTTCGGACACGACTGGTTCAACGGTTTCTTCGGCAAAACGGTATAAGAGTTGATAATAATTCCATTCAGGGTATGATTGCGTCGGAAGAGTTGTTGTTCCGTCCTTTAACCCGCCATCTGGATTAAGAGGTAGGCCTAACTTGCCCCATGCTCTGGTTCCAGTACCGTTATACGGTTGTGTTACGTTGCCATATAAGTACATTTTCCAGCCCATAAGATACGCCTTAATCTCGTCCTGAGTCGGTGAGTAGTTCGGCCCCCATCCGCTGTCTGAATTAGCTACAGTCAAATGAATACCATTTCTGTACATTAAGGTCTGATCTGCTCCGGTGTAAGATGCAGTCTCCCTGTTAAAAAGACGTGTCCCGTCGTACTTCGTCGCATAAGTAATGTAATCTTTAGCTTGTATTGTTCCATCCCGAAAATATAATGGTTTATATTCAGGGGTAACATTACCCGCGTCAATTCCCCAAAAACGCGATTCGTCTAGCACAACCTTCTTCCACTTCGCCAGCTTAAAATATTGCCCGTTCTGTTCAAATAGTTCGTCAGGTTCAGCGCCCGTATCCGGATTCGCGTGTAACTCTGTCTGGAATGCAAGCATAGCGTCCTCACGCGGCTTGAACGGCTTTGCTTCTGTGCCTAGTGAAAGCATCGGACTCTTGAAAGTGAATAAGCCGCCTTTACCAGTTAATGACCCGTCTCCTATATTAGATAAGTATACGCGTCCTAAAGTGGCCTTTCCGCTAAAAAATGTGCCTGATTGTTCCACTGTGTTAGGCAACAGCACAGAGTTTAAATCTAGGCTAGTTACAGAAATATAGCCAGTATGTTGGGAGCTTAGAGTATAATATCTGTTTGGGACTAGCGGTAAGTCATAATATACAAAGCCTTGTTTACCTTGCTCAGCAATAAAAGAAACTTCGTATACTCCTGATGACTTGTAGGTGTTCACTCCGTCCTGTGTGTACGTTGTCCACTCATAAAACGGCGGAAGTAGATTCTCTCCATACCGTATTACATAAGGATTTTCTACACCAATGATTCCACTCGACACATAAGAATATTTTTCAGCAATTTGCTCCGGTGCCAAGCCATCAAAAGCAACAGACTCAGCCTGTGAAAGCTCATAGAGTCTTATGGAATCGAAAGAAACAAAGCCTGATTGGTTATTAACTGCAAAAAAACATCCAACTGCAGTCTCCTTACCATCTGCCATAAATTTAAGATAACTTAACGAATAGTTAGAGCTCTGTATAGTTGTTTCTCCAGATATCGCTGTATCTGTTTTCCTAATAGCTATTCTTCCGCCTATACTAGGGTTATTCGTTTTCACTACAAGAGCAGCTAAATATGTTTTACCCGGGACTAATGAATTTGGGATAGGCACATATTTTGCATAAGAAGACCCCATATTTATATCATTCCAAGTTGCTCTTATACCACTACTTCCGGAATCAGCTTCTAAAGGAGTGGAAACAAAGTATGAAGGAGTAGCAGACCCTGAACTGATGGAAAATATACTTGCATCCTCGCATCCCCCAGCACTCCCCAACAAATTAATCAAAGTCCGCCCCTTAATACTCCCCAGCCTAAACCTTGAATCCCGCTCGGCCTTAACCACCTGAAGCCCCTGCTGTAGGGTGATCTCGGCGTATTCTTCAGTATCAAGGCGATTCTCCAATGCGGAGATCGACTTACCCTGCTCAGTGATTTTCGTTCCTTGCTCCAAGATTGTCTTATCATGCTCTTCGATTTCCAATCCCTGCTCCGCGATCTTCCCGCCATGCTCATTGATCTCCTGCCCCAATTCATTCATATCCTCGGGGCGTATGGTATCTCGCAGGTTCCAATCTGTCTTTGCCATTAGGCGCTCGCCTCCTTCACTTGGATGGTCTGTAAGAGCAGCGTGTCTGATGCGATGGGAATATACACCTCATTGGTGCTGATCGCCGTACCGCTTTGATCAACAAGAGCGATTTTCGTGACTAATGAGATCTGCGACGCCGGAATGAGATACTGCATTCCAACCTTCGTATCGGTCATTTCCTTCACGAGAAAATCCGTTATCTCCAATGAGTCGTTCAATACGACCTTGGCAATTTTGTTCTCGGTATATTCGGCAATCTCCGTTAAAAAAGCTCGCTCTATCATTTCACCACCACCTCTGGATCAAAACTAGCAAACGGCATCTCGCCGAGTGTCCATGTTCCATCCAATTTATAATTCCATGTAATCTTCTGTGTAGAAATATGCTCTTCCAGAAGAATGTCATCCCCTAATGAAGTTTTCTGCTGGTAGATCAAATTTACTGGCTTAATGACTCTTACAGTGCGCTCTACTTCTTTGAAAATATTTGCATTATCAATGCTCGCCGTTACCCTAAGCAGATAGTTCTGCGGATCGATGCTGACGATAGAAAGCCCCGCCCCCACCAAAAAATCCAACCGTTGCTGCAAATACCGCACCGTAAACGGTGGTTTGGTCGAGTAGCGATTGATCAGCCGCTTGCGGCGGAAGTCCAAGGTCTCGGCTTTGGGATCGGCCTGGATGCCGAGCATTTTCTCGCGCCGCTTGATCGCCTGCTCCGAGGCAGTCAGTACAAACTGATCCTGCAGCAGCCGCTCCATTGCCTGCTCAACGCTCAGCAGTTCCTGGGTCTCGGTCTCCGTAAGCTCACGAAAATCGAGAATATCATGGTAATATTCCGGTAAATATTCAAGCAGTCTATTCATCCAGAGTCACCTTCCCCAGTAGAGGAATCTGCTCCTCTGTGAGCTGAATATTCCCAGCCTGGCCATTAAGCAGCGTATGGCTGACATCAACGACTCCGGTCACTGTTAAAATGCGGGCATCGATTTGCGCGACACGCACGGCGAGGGCTGATTCATGGGCCCAATTTTGCCTGAGTTGTCCAAAATAAGACTGCAGAGCATCTTCCACATCACTCTGGACCTGTCCAATCGTCGTATCGTTCGCCAGCGTAAGCGTGGCTGTTACATCAATTACGACGCCCTCCGCCCCCGCAACCGTCACCGTATGCCCGATGGGAGCAAGACCGATCCCCTCTCCATGATTCTTCTCCGGGTCAAGGATGGTCTGCACTTCCTCAATCAGTTCCTGAGATGGGGAAGTATACTGCGACGAGATCATCGTCGCCTTCACCGTTCCTCCGCCATTCCAGACAGGGAATATTTTCACCCCGCCAACTCCGTCCATCGAACTAATCTTCTGCTTGTAATCAGCAACATTTCCTCCAAAAGGCTGCTCATTAACTACCTCAAGATACCTCTGGCGCAATGCCTCATCATTCTCTGCATCTTCCCCAGGAACGAGTACCTCTCCTAGCTCAGCCCGGGCAAGACCGTCGACGTACTCGATCGGCAGCAGCGTTCCGAATTCCTGATTCCCAGCGGTTCCCGCCGTCTCGCACTCGAGTATCCATTCCCCGGTCTTAATTTTGCTGATCGCTGTATAATCAAGGTTACGAATCGAGAAACGGCTTCCGGCCGGAACATCCATCGGTACTTGCCCGGATGCGAAGAATAACCCCTTCCGTCTTGCTTTGGTCGCTGGTTCACGTTCGATCCCGAACTCCAGCGTGCGCCTCTCCAGATACTCTCCCGTAGCTGTATCCGCAAAAGACAAATCATGGTTCACATCCAGCTCCATATACATTTGGGCCAGCTCAGCCGCTGCAGGAGCTAGCGCATCATAAATGATGCTTCCCTCCCGCTTATCGATCTGCTCCGGCACCCGTCCCAGCATCCGCCGCAAAATCGCTTCATACGTCTGATTCTCATACATTCGCATTCACCTCCATCCGAAAATCACCGTAAATCGAGTGGAGCAAAAAGGATGCCACCGCTTGATCGTCCGTAATATCTACCTGAAAATCCGTAATCCCGGATATCCGGTCATCCTGCAGAAGAGCTTCGGTTACACGTCTGTTCAGTTCGGATCTGACATAACCACTACTCCTACCAATCAAGTTATGTCCCTCAAAGCCATAATCATTTCCATAGATCAAATGAGCAAATCTCTCCGTCTGCAGAATCTTATAGGCGGCTTGCTTTACTGCATCCAGCCCATCTGTCATTCCGGCCATACGGTTATTCTGGAAATCCAGCCTATAGGTTCGACTCGTCTCCTGAGTCTCCTCCAGCTCAGGGGTCAAGCTGCCTCCAATCGGTATCATGACTTCACCACCCGATCCCATACGACATATTTCTGCCCGCCTTGAACACGCAACAGGAGAACTGAATCTCCCACTTGCAGACCTTTTCGGATAACCACTTTCTCTAGTAACGCCTCCTTCGTAGGGGCCTCACTTGTGTCGTGTTTATGCTTCAGGTCAATTTCATATCTTTGCAGCCTTTCTGTCACAACCAAAAAATCCTCTTCGAGCGTGAATCGTTGATCGACATTCACCTCAAGAGGATTAACTTTTACCACAGTCCCGAACATGACCGCCACCGGATTTCCGGCGCCCACGGCTTCACTGCCGAGCCTTCTTATTTTATCTCCAAGTGCCATTAAATCACCTTCAAATCCAAGCTAATCGTATAATCTTCCCCACTGAAGCGATGCGAGCACTCGTCGACCAAATAATATTGATCGATGCCCAAATCGGAAATTCTCACGTTGATATAGGAGCCGGCCCTGACGGATGGATTGCCAAGAGCCTCAAGTTTGAGCTTTTTCGTCTCGCGGTTCTTTATCTGCTGCAGCTGATCAAGCAGCTTATTGATCTGAGCTTCATTCATATTGTCATCGACCTTCTGAAAATACTGCAGCCGCCCCCACTTGGCGATATTCGCGCTGTCCTCGGCGGCGTATACATCGCGATGACCCGTCTGTTTATTGTCCTGCACCAGCTTGAAGCGATTATACGTCTCATTATCGATACTCTTCTCAAAAGAATAACCGTACATAGAGGCCTTATCACCAATCACCAGATTGAGACTCATATCCCTAGCATCACGTACTGCCAATGCCCCGAATTCATCAAAAAAGTTATAGATATTCCCCGTATTAATAACGGTATGATCGAACGCTTTGCAAATAATATCGATCAGCTTCTGATTATCCTCAACCATCGAGGGGATGCGGTACTTCGTATCGACGACATGCCCCCATTTTAGGCCCGTATCATCTGCAATGCGCTTAACGATGGCTGCGGCAGTCATATTCTTGAACACATAGGTTTCATTCGTGGACAAATAGCGGATCTGGTCATAGCATTTGACCTTGATCTGTTCCTCTTGATCGCTCCCGATCGTAAATACATATCCGTAAAAAATCGGCACACCATCCCACTTCGCCCTAACGATATCGCCATTGTTAATCTGGATATTATCCGCAGCAATAAAGGAAAAATCAAAGCTGCCAGGTTTACCGACCCGGGAGGTCTTCCAGGTTGCATCAGTAACCAGCTCGGATATATCCCATATAGAGCCTTCCTTGTTATCCAGTAGTAGCTCAAGCATCCGTATGCCCCCCTTTTACGGCAGCTTAATGATCTTACCAATCGGTAATTTCCTTAGTTCGCTGTCCTTAATGCCATTTAGCTTTTGAATCTGCTTATACTTGGCCCCATCGCCCAGGAACTTCTTAGCTACCTTCCACAATGAGTCCCCGGCCACCAATTTATAAGTCTTGGGCTGAACTCTCGTATCCGGACGGGGCTTCGATTCGGTGCTGCTCTTATTAGCGGTCTTGGCTCCCTCTTTGGTTTCTTTCACGACCTCCGTCTTCGTTGCTGCATAGAAACGGTATTCCTTAAACGAGATTTGATACTTGATATCGCCAACCGCCCCGCTGCTTTCGGACCAAGAAAACTTCTCGACGCTGACATACATCGCAATATCTATAGATCCACCAGTAAAGACCAAACGCATCGGCTGCTTAGAACGGGACCACTTCTGAATGTCCTCAACATAATGCTTCGGCTCGAATAACCTTTCTTCCGCAACACTCGCCCCCGGGAACCAAGTTGCCGGAAATATGCCCTCAAAAGACAGCTCGGCAAGCTTCACATTCCTGAGCACGTTGATCTCGCCGAGCTTCGATATGTCATAGGTTTTATGATTACCGGATTCGGAAACCTCGATCTTGGCCGGCAGCACCGGAAATTCAATCGCTTCTTTCTCGTTATTGTAAGAGAGCGTCATAGAATATTTATTCATCTCATCCATACACCCCCGCAGCGGAAGCGGAGATTTCCTCTTCCAGAGTTTGTTCTATCCGGGCTACGATCGTATCGATATCCGCACCGTTGTTCACTGGGCCTGTCGTTACCTGGACAGTTGGAGTGAGAGAGACAAAATTCTGAATCGATTTCATCTCAGCCAGCTCCCGCATCATTTTTAGATCCTCACTGCTAATGTCTACCGAATTCTCGATTTGCCCTACCTTATCGACTCTTCCGACATTAGGGATAGAGTTGGACCCTGAGTTCATAGAAGCAGCACCTGGGTTCTGAATACCAGCCGCATTGTAAGGATTAGCTGTGATATCCAAGCCTCCCGTCGGATTTTTGAACTTGTCGGTTAGGGAGTTTTTAAATGAGCCTAACCCATCCATCGCTTTTCTTGTACCATTAATCCCAATATTATTACCCTTATCGAAAGAATCGCCTACATTTTTGTACGCGATATGACCGAAATCAACTTCTGTTTTTACAGGTTCTTCCATCAAATCCCTTATGCTGTTCACTTTATCGCTTAGGGCGTGGATATTATTCTCGTCAAATAATTCAGCCCGTTTAAAGTCTGTACCAAATATGTCATTTACTTTATCAACAAGCCAATTAAAGCCCTTCAACGCCCCATTGATTGCCGATAAAATCGTCGTCATAAAACCACCAGCAAACTCTTCCACAGACAGTAACATATTATAGAAAAGATCAATGAAGAACATGGCCAAATCATAGATTAGCTTCTTGACGAAATAGACAGCTTCAAAGAATAAATTTACGATGAATTCAGCAGATTGGACAATCGCATTGATGATTCCTGCAATGATATTGTAAATAACCGCATATAAAGCGAAAAAAAAAACCTACGACTGCCCCGATCACATCCTCCGCAGAAATTCCAAAATGGATCATAGCAGCGACAAGGAGACCGATTATAGCAGCTACTAAAAGGATCTGCCAATTCGCCATCATCCAAGCCCCTACTGCGGTCAGGATCGGAGTTACCATTCCCCAGAGCAAAGGAATTATAGCCACCGCGAAGGTTGTCAAGATTTGTTCCATGACCGGCCAATTGTTCTGAGCCACCTCCGCTAACCAGATTGCACCGTCAATCAGCATATTGAGCAACCCCATAGCCACACTTATCCCTGTCTCTAACCCGCTGAAGAAAGAACTTGCTCCCGGACTATTCAGCAGTTCACTCAATTTTTGGATAATGGGATCCAGGCCGCGGATTGCCGTGTTTTTAATGCTATTGAAATGGTCTCCGAATGTCTGCGGAAATTCAGAGAACTTGGCATTGATTTGATCGGATGCCGCGAACATAGCATTTTTAATAACTTCAGAGGATAGCGCACCACTAGATGATAGATTGACCAGTTCCTCTCTCGACTTTCCGGTATAATCGGATATCGCCTGTGCTAACATGGGGGCATACTCCGTCATTGAGCTAAAGTCACCACCGCTGAAACTTCCAGTGGACATTATTTTGGTAAGATTGTTCATGCTGGACTTTGGATCGCCTCCGCCCATACGTATGGACTGCTGAGCCAATTCATGAAAAGCTATCGTTTCATCATTACTTTTGAATGCACCCGGAGCCATTTGACCGAGCTGACTGATCTGCGCCGCCGTATCCATATAATTTCCCCGCGAGCGCTGGGCCGAAGCAAATACTTTATCCTGCAATTGCTTGGTCGTCTGAAGATGATCATTAATTGCATCAAGACGAGCGAATGTATTTACATAGGCATCACTAAAATCCATTGCGGATTTCAATTTCTTCGCAGCATCTTTCGCTGTTGAGAACAACTTGACTACATCGATAGCCTTCTTTTTGGTTTTCTCATTTAAGTTTTCCTGGGCTACGGCAGCAGCTTCAATGTTCTTCTTGAAATCATCCTCTACTACAGTGTATTCAGCGTCAAAGATTGTTGGCTGTCCTTCAAACCTAGAGACAATGCTCTTACCCGGATCAATTATTGTAATTTCCGGTTCATTGGTTACAGGCAATGGCAGAGTAGGCATGCGAGGCATAATCGACGTAGTAGAGTCGAACAGAGCAAGTGCATTAGACATCGTCGCCAATGCAAATCTACCTCCCTTCAAAAATAGTAAAAAGCACCCTCTTGAAGAGAGTGCTTGCAAGCTCCAAAGATAATAGACTCACCTTTTCGTCGCCTTCTTCTCCGCCTGAATCCGCACCTGAATCATCGCGATCAGCGCGGCCTTCTTACGCGGCTCAAGCTCGACGAAGTCCCAGGGCATAATACGAAGCTTGTGGAGGGCGTAGTAGGCATAGTTCGCCTCACCGTCGCCCTCTTTAATTAGTTTTTTACTTCGTCAGCGAGCTCGTTAACATCTCTGTCAAAGCCGTTAACTTCCTGTACCTTCTGTAGGAGCGTCGCATATTCCCCAGGCAGCAGCATCTTGCGCAGTAGTTGATCAGCGCCAAGTACGCCATAGGATTTCTGCAGTTCAGCATCCTTCAAGTCCGGGAACACGACGCTGGCTACAACGAGCTTGGCCAAATATTCATCAGAGTTCGTATCCAGTGTAACGATACCTCTCTCCTTGATCTTGCGCTGTGACGATTTGCGGATCGCTTCGTTCTCGTCCTCGGTCATACTGCGCAGCTTCCATGGGACCGGCTTGCCCGCTTCATTCTTGAAACGGGGTGAAATGATGACTTCCTCAGAAATTTCCGACACTACATTTTGCGCAAAAAATAAACTTAAATTACTCATGCTGCTCCTCCTTAAATTCCTTGGATTGTATTGAACGAATCAAGAATATCGTAGTCCTCGAATGTGAACGGTAGTTCCTCATCCAGCATATCGTCGGTGGTCGCATCAAGCTTGGCCGCAATGACGCTATCGAGATTACAATTTTTCAGAATAACGGTCTGCTTGCCTGCCGAGCTGCCTGGTTGCTCATTTACAATCTGCAGATCAAACCAGAAGTCCTTGCCTGTACGGATATAATCGCGCATCAATTGGCGGAATACGGAAGACACATAATAAATGGTTAATGTGCCGCTCCCCTTCCAGCCTGCAGAACGCTGTGGTGTATTCGTCTTACCAAGAACAGGTACGTCGACCTTATTCTTCTCGATCGTCGCTTCAATCGTCTTCGCATAGAACAGCTCTTCATTCCGCCCCTCGATTATGACGAACGCCTTCCCTTGCTTCCCACTTACTGCATCCTGTTTATTAAAAAATGCCATGGTCTGTCCCTCCTTATTGAACTGAAATGCTCATATAAATTTTCTCTGCACTATCTACTGGCTGAACAGCGAGCTGAATCCAGACAGCGTCGACATCCTGGCCTGGCAATACCTCGATATCGCTCTGCGAATCGAAATTCTGAATTGCCCCGATTCCCTGTAAATTGTCCAAGTAACTAATCACTTCGCCCTTCAGCAGATTACGTCCGTCCGCATTGTTATCCGTCTTGCCAACACAATTTTGGCTGAAAATAGACTGGATGTCCTTCGCCATTGAATCGAGTACACGCAGCACCCGGTTCTTGCTGAATTTCTTATCCTTATCAGCTGTAAAGGAAGTCAACGTATTAATGTCCTGCTCGATGACCACCCGCCCGTTAACGACGCTGAGCACCATTTCGCCTTTATTCAAGGCTTGTACGATCTCCGAATTTGTATATTTTGGCGCCACATCAACCGCATTCGGAATTTCCGTATAAGTTAGGGACTCATTCACATTCGCCGCCGCTTCCATCGCCGCGATCTCCCACAGCAGATAAATAGGCTCTACTGTCAGGCCATCTCCTGTAACGATACCGTTCTTCAGACTAATGACGCCTTCGTAATTGGCCGCAGGGTAGTCATATACAACGGTCTGGAACTTCTTCCCTTCTTGTTCGCGGAGCCGCTTGGTATAAGCAACTGCCAGCTGCTTCACAGCACTATCGTCTACAGGAATACCGAGAACATTGAAGTCTTCTGCCTCAAAAGCCGCCAATGCGTCGGAATATTCTCCCGCACCTCCACTACCATTCGCTCCGCCTTCCAGAGCGGTACCTGCAGTCTCCGTCAATGCGCCGCTTCCCGAGAATTCAACGAACTCATTCGCCAGCAGCTTCTCAGCCGTCTCAACGGTTTGTACATCTACCTTCTCACCGTCCAACAGCGTCTTCACCTCGAAGAAACCTTCATAGTCCAGACTGGACTGAATGACGATCTGCAGATCATTACCTCGTTTACCACCATATTTTGCTGTCGCTGTCAAAGTTCCAAGCTTGGCTGTTGCCTTCACAGCGCCTTCGGCACCTAACCGATAAATCAGAATCTTACTGGCATGGGCCATTGCTGCCGTAATGTGGCGAATCCGCGCATCCGTTGGCTGGAAGCCAAGCGATGGCAAGCATTGCTCCAGGAAGGTCTCGCTACTGAGGACCGTAATTCCACTCTTGCCCCAAGGAAGTGGCGCCGGGAATGCCGCGATCCCGCGCTCTCCAAGCGTGCCAAGCGCCTTTGCCTCCGATTTGAAATTGATATAAACGCCAGGTCTTACCTTGTTCTGAACTGTAAATGTTCCACCCGCCATTTTATTTCACTCCTTTATGTTTAAATTGATTTATTTCCACTTCTGCTTCTGCTTTTGTATACCGCTGCCCATCTTTCAGTACGACCGACAAAATATCCTTCTGCACTCCGGAATAGGCCTGCGAAGCCAGAAATTGCGCTTTGGAGAACGCAACGTCCGTCTGCATCTCAACTGGCTGGTACATACTAGCTTCTAAATCTTCCGCATGCTTAATTACCTTTTGTGTTGCCATTTTTCAGAGATTCCTCCTCTTTGAGCGTTTGCATCTTGAGCTCGTCCCCAGGCGGGAGCCAGACCAAAAAATGAAAGCCAAAGTCAAAATGTAATACCCCATCCCGAACCTCATGCTTCATTTGCGTCCCCATGTATCTAGCACCGACAATATCGATATCTCGAAATAATTCGTATAGCTGCTCAGCCATACCATGCACCGACATATTGGGACTCTGAGGTGTCGCCTCACTTACAAACTGCACTTGAAATGAACAAGCCCGGTGATAACGCCGATTCAGCTCCTGCTTCTGTGAAGCTTTCAGCATTTCTACATAAAAACAAGGCCCTTCGGCCTTCTGCTCGGACTTCTCACGATGGACCGGGATTTCCGGGAAACGCTCAGCAAGTGATCGCATGACCCCAGCCAGTAGCGTACTGAAGCTCACCTCAATCATACCGTTGCTCTCCTTTCCCTTGATCCTCCACCACGCACCGCGGCAAGCTGCAAAATTGCTTTGTACCTTCGAGCCGCCCCCATATACAGCTGATGCACAGCTCGGGCTGCTTCCACTCGATTTCGGTAAAAGGCGCAGCAGGCGGATTCTTGTTGTTGTTGCACGTTGGCATTGGCTACCCTCCCAAAAAGAAAAGCCGCTGAATCAGCTTCAGCGACTTCTCTGGTTCTTTCCGGCGATGGAGGGCCTCACTGGCCCGTTCGCCTGATTCTCACAATACAAATTTAACACGCCAATTAGGAAATGGACGGACATGCAGAGGACAACAAGCGGACGTATGTTCGTATTTTGAATGATATGGTAAATAATTGTATCTATCCTTATAATTGATAGTAATATAACCAAGACACTCTCTTAAAGAAAGAAGGGACTATATTGAAAAAAATAGGGTACTTAATTACAACAATCTAAATTATCTGCCGATTGGGGAGATTGGAAGAGTGCTGGGGATGGACGTTAGTTATGATAAGAAAAAGGATGAGATACTGATCACTAATCCTTACACACAGTCCCTTCCTCCAGAACAACCCCCAAAGTCTCCAGAACCGATAATGTATAAGGAAGAATTGAAATTGGGTGATTCTGTTGAATTTGGTGATATTAAGCTGACTGTGAATGGGCTGTTTAGTAAACCTAAAGAATATATGAATAATTACTTATATTATGGAATAGATTATCAAGTTGAATCATTATCTGATAGCACTGATGGTATTTACATGCAAGCAGAAATCGAAGTACAGAGCGGAAAGATTTATCACTTGAATTATGAAAATACAGATAAAATTTTTAAAGACTCACCAATTAAGAATACAAGTGTATATAAAGGTACAACTCTTCCTAAAGAAGATTTACCAGTCAAGATAAAAATAAAACTGACCTCATATACAAAAACAATGGATGTACTTGGTTACGCTACGTGGTCTCTTTGAGATCACGTTTTTTAGTCCTAGGACCAGCAGCTTACTTTCCTGCTAAATCCAAATTTTTTGCAACTATTTCTCCCTATTTTACGTTTAATATATTAACGGCTATTTTAATTTTAAAGATTCGGAGGTTCGCATGTTTAAAAAATGGACATTATCCTTATTGGCCTCTGTCATGCTGGCTATTCCCGTATTATCCGCCTCCAGCTTTGCGAGTCCTGCCGCTGTAGAACTGGATAATGGGAAACTGCAGAACAATCGTGTACTTATTCCTCTTCGGGATGTATCACAGCACTTAGGTGCCCAGGTTGAATGGGATAAGCGTAATCAGCTTATTACTATTGTCAAAGATGACACTACCATACAGCTAGTTCTAGGCTCGAAAAAGGTCCAGGTCAATCAATCCGAGGTTACGCTGGACGTTCCTGCACAGATTATAAATGGAGGAACTACTTATGTTCCCCTCCGTTTTGTAAGTCAAACATTGGGAGCGGACGTAAAATGGGATCAACGAGTCAGACAAGCTACGATTACATTGAATGATCTGCAAATCGCAGTGAACATGAATCCCGGACAGCCCCCAGCTTCACAGAAAATTACTATGGAACGTTTGCGGCAATTATCCGATATGTTGAACGAAGCCAACGATATATCTGCCATCCAGCAGGTCCGTTCTTACTTCGCACCGTACTTCACCGATCGGTTCATTAATTCAATCATTCGGGATAAAGGGCTAAATAGTAAATATGAGTTTAAAGATCTCACCTCTCCGGCTTATTATACAAGCCCTACGACAGGGAAATTCTCTCAGTCCATTGATATTGGAAAGAACCAAAACGGGGATTTGGTGACGATGACCAGACAGGCTCAATTCGTCTATAGTGAAGGGATCTGGAAAGTGGATAGCATTAGTTTCAAGAAAAACGAAATTCCTATTACAGGGGCCTAACGCCCACCGAATTTTATAAAAGGCCCTCACCTCCGCTGATCGCGGTAGATGAGGGCCTTTTGCTGGGTACATTATATTACCAGTCGAATTAAAAGAATAAGACAGGTTACTTCAACTTAACGGCAGGAGTCAGCGTAATCTCAAAGGCACGGCCCCATAGAAAATCAGGATTATCATAAGGCAGATTGACACTGCAATACCTTGCAAGCCTCCAGGAAGGTCCGCAGATTTGCTTCACATTAAGCGCACCATCGGAGTTGCCGATCAGGAAGGCCGGCTTATCACCCAAGGTCGATACTAGGGTTTGCATTCGATCTCGAAGTAAAGTAAGCATATATTCATAATCTTCCGGCGAGTTGAAAACAAGCATATTCTGATCTGCCATCGTTTGCGGAAAATTGCTGTACTTGCCATGGCTTCTAGAGTACGTCCGGATTTCACCAATAGCTACTGCTTTGTAGAAGTAATCCTTCAGGAAGCGCTTGAACAGCAGAGACCCATGCGCGTTGACGGCTGCTTCGAGCGCCGCCTCCTTCTTCTCCGAGACCAGGAAGCTGTAGCGAGCCTGGCCCATCCCTAAGGAGAGCCCAATTTTATTTCCAGCTGTATTCCATGCGCTGTATCCCAGGAGTCGTCCAGTATCTTGGCTTCCCAGCAATGCATCTGTTATAGCAGCATTGGCAGCCCCCTGACCCACAAAGTCAATCACAACGGTCGCCCTGTTCTCCGGTCCATTAGCATCAATCCGCGCCATTGCACTGGGTACTTGGGCAGCGTCCGTAATGGCGATAATCTCGATATCCGGCGAGCTGGTGACATATTGCCCTCCAACAATATCGATATGACGAAGAATATTATCATGTACGCTCATATATTCGTACGGGTTAATGATCGTGGAACCATGCGGCCCATAATATTGGAGAGCAAATTTGGTTCTGCCCTTTCGTCCTCTATTTAAATGATTAGCCATACGCGCCACTAAGGAATGACCGAGACCGTCGGCATCGGGCAGAATAATCGCCAGATTCGGATTTTGTCCACCGCAGCCTCCAAGCGAACGATTAATAAAGTTCTCCACAAAGCGAATCTCGTTGATTTGTACCCCTTCTGTCTTCGCATCATCGACCCCAACTGCTAGAAAATCGATATAACCACGTCGGGCCAATCGGTCCAGCACATAATAGTTAGTCTTGAACTTATGTTGACGGGCGTTATAATACTGCTCTTTATTAAACTCCGTGGTGTCGCCGTATTGTGTATCCGTATTTGAAGTGTTGTATCCGTTCAGAATGTCGTTGAAGGCCGTGTATGCTTGACGAGGCTGGCCCATGAAATTACGAGATTCTACGTAGGCATCATAAGTAAGGCCTTCTGTAAATGACGTTGTCGCCAGCCGCATAATCGTGTCCAGTACATAAACCGGTTTATGAGGATATCGCTTTTTAATCTGACAGATCACATCGACCAAGTGGGCCGTGGAAGAATCATAATTCGGGTAGTCCCCGCCCCCGTTCTCCCGCAGTCGTCTGCTGCCGATCAGTCCGCCGTAAGCGAGCATATCAATCGAAATAATAAAGCCCTCTACCTTTGCCGCATGATCAAGGATGAATTGGCGAATGTTCGCCGTATTACCGAACGTTGGCGAGCAGGTTCTAATCAATTGATCCCCCGAAGCTTCTGCATCAGAATCAATACGGTTCCTAATGTCCATTGGGTCAGGTGTAATAAGCTGCAATCCGGCAGATTGCCCCAAAGTGATCACGTCGTCCAGATTTACAGGACGATCATCGAGTGGTACATACAATACTTTTTTCATAAAATATCACCTCTATATGGATTTGAATTTTTGTGGCATAAACAAGAAAAGCCGCTGAAATGAAGTTCAGCGACTTTTCCGGTGTGATCGGCATGCGGGTTTCTTGCGCTTCTCACCTTATGCCACAATACAAATTTAACACGGCAAAAAGGAAATGATCGGACATCCAAAGGACACAAAGCGGACATATGTTCGGTTCTTTAAGTGCGTGTTCAAAAAGATCGATTTTCAGCACCGAGAAGGTTGGATGAAGCTAGGGACTGAGGAGCGGAGCTACACGTTTTCGTAGAAAACGACATCGGAAGCATTTGCTTGTAGTTTGTACGTGAGCACCGGAAGGCCCGGCTAAATTCAAGATTCGATGTCGAGCCCACTTCCTGATTCACTTCGTGTTAGATATAGGATTTATACGTTATCAGCAGATGCTGATGAAATTCTATATCACAAGAAAATCTACCTTTGAATCGCGGTCGCTCCTCCTTGAATTGCTACGATCGGTTTTCTTATCAAAAGCGGACTTTTTGAACAACCTCTTACAAAAGAAAAAGCCGGCTATCTGCCGACTGATATCAGTTACTAAGTATTACTGCATTTCGCATATTCTCTTACTCTCTCAGATTCCTCATCTTCGAATACTTCCAACTTCATAGCGACGGCAAGAATCCGCAGCGCACTTGCCTTGATACGCCTATATGTTCTGTCGCTAATGCCCATCTCGCCGCAGCTGATGAAATCATACTCGTCCTCCCGGGCCAGATAACTCCGTTCAATAACCTCACGCTGTACCGCAGATAGACTACACATCGCCTTGTCCAACAATTCTGATTTGCGGATCAATTCTGCCTCGCGATCCACATTCGATATAGCCAGATGTTCAGAAGGCTTGCTGACAAGATTCGTATTTCCGTGATATCTTGGCTCATAACTGGCCGTGATCCCTGCCTCGCGTCGGATAAAGCCAATCTGCCTGTAATGACGGATCTCTTCAAGGCGTTGCTCCACTGCCACTCTTGTTGCAGTCTGATTGATCGGCAGATTCTCAAATACGGTCAAGTAAATGTTAGTGTTGCGTCTTGCCATAGCAATCCCTCCTCAGATTCACCGATAAAATATATGATCATAAGACAGTTGAATTATCAATACCATTTTGGTAACTTATAATGGATAGAATCTTTTAAATCTTTATTCGAATCGCTCTTTCTGATTTTGTATCCCTACCTCCTAAACTCTATTTTTACCGAAACGGTAACTATATCTCAATTATAGATTACCATTATGGTAATGTCAATCTCTGTAACTCCTAAATAAATACAAATTATAACTTACCATTACGGTAACTATATGCTATAATAGTCTAAACGATGAAAGAGGAGTCATTATGCAAACCCTTGGTGATCGTATCAAGTACCTCAGAGAATTGAAGCAACTTACGCAAAAAGATTTAGCCGCTCAAGCCGAGCTCACGATCGTCCAATTGTCGCGATATGAGACGAATGACCGCAAGCCCGATCCAGAATCCTTGCGCCGCATCGTCGATGCGCTGGATACAAGCGGGGATTATTTGCTCGGCAGAACCCAGGACCCTGCGCCAATGAAGGAAGCGGTGACGAACATGTCCTTTTACGGTGGTCCTGAAGCCTATACCGCTGACGAAATCGCGATGATGGAGGCCGCGCTTAAGGCTTATCGCGAGCAGAAGAAGAAATTGCTGCATAAGGACGGCGGAGACACAGATAAAAACAATCCTAATCAATAGAGGATTCACCGCTTATGGTGACGAATCTATTAATAATCAAGTTTGACTTTTGATCAGGCCCTTTCTGCGAAGGGCTATTATTTTCCAATATATTACGAACATACATTCTTATTCGAGGTGGATTTATGTTATTCTCCTATTACCAGGAAACTCCTTTGGAACAATGGATCAGTACAGAATATATGAGTCACGGAATTATGGTTCCTGATCAGCTAGATATCGATCATATTGCCGAAGCCTTTGGCGTTGAACTGATCTATGAGGCCTGTCCGTCCTTCTCCGATAATGAAGATAAAGTTATATTTCTTAATAAACAGACGCAGGAACTGAGTGCTCGGCTGATCTTCTTCCATGAACTCTGCCATGTCATGCGTCATGCTGGTGATCAGCGCCGAATGCCCCTGCTCTTCAAGAATGCCCAGGAGACGGAGGCCGAGCAGTTCGTTCTCTACGCTGCGATGCCATTCTACATGATGGCCAGACAAAATATTCCGGATCAGCATTGTGAGGCGATTCCGTTCATCGCTGAGCAGTTCCAGGTTACCCTGGAATTAGCGGAGCGCAGACTCGATCAAGTCCAGCGCAGAGTGCTTCAGGGCACATTGATCGCAGCAGCCCGCGAAGCGGATCGGAAGCAGCAGGCTGCTGATTCATGGTCTCCCGAGACCATGCGGATTCTTAACCAACTAGAGCGACAGATTACAGGTGATAAAGGAGGCAACTGATCTATGCGACTAGCTGTATATTGTGACTTCATCTCGGAAGGGCTACATCCACTTCAGCTCATTGTTCAGCCTGATCCGGGCGAATTGAACTGGAGCGAGGTTCTCTATTTACCCTTATCCGGCCCATTTGAACCGTTCGAAGCTGAACAGTTCGGCGACCTGATCGGCGCTTCCGTCCTGCTTGAGGATCTTGTTATCAGTCACGAAGAACCAGAGAAGATTGGCATACAGCTTCCCCAGATATCCGCACGCCACCCAGAAGCCGACATCTCTCTACTCATTTTGCAGATTGCCGATGTTGAAGAAGTGCTAGGCTACCGCTGGGAGCAGGTCAACATATCTATTTGA